GCGGTAATACCGGAGGCGGTGATACTGGAGGCGGTGATACTGGAGGCGGTAATACCGGAGGCGGTGATACTGGAGGCGGTGATACTGGAGGCGGTAATACCGGAGGCGGTGATACTGGAGGCGGTGATACTGGAGGCGGTGACTCTGGAGGCGGAGATGGCGGAGGAGATTCCGGAGGGTCAGCAGGCACTGGTTACCTTTCGCCGGGGTCTGCTTCATCATCTGATCCAGCTGCAGATTGGTCTTCAAGTCCTGATCCATCAATGCTTCAAGGAAAAATGAAAGAACAGGCCGCAAAAGGCGGAAGGATTTACAAGAATCCTGTTGATAAAGCATTGGCAATATCGCGCCATGCTGTTAAGAATTTGGATCTGCGGAAATTACGCAGGGCTAAATAAGCGAGGACGCTCGCTCTCACTCACTCACTAGCTAGGAGAATTGAAATGTCGGAAATGGCAAAAAGGGCTCGGCAAGCGATGAAAGGCAAAATTGCCTCTCTCGTTCGCACTGACCCAAAAATGAAAGTAGACGCAAGCGGTTATACGCCGCCCGATGCGTTGGACGCTGACGTAAAGACGGGCATGCGCCCAATCTCACGCCGTCAGTTTAAGAAAGGCGGCAAGGTAGTTGCCGTTCACGGTAAAGAAGCCGTTCACCACGCTGGCAAAAAGCCACGCCGATCTGGTGGTCGAGCTTTAACTGCTGACAGCTTGATTAATCGCAGCTTAAAAGAAGCCAATCAATCGCGTGATGGTTATAAGCACGTTGGCGGCATGAAGCGCGGCGGTCGTACTCATAAAGATTTAGGCGGATTATTAGGTGGCGCTGCAATGAATGGCGTTGATCCTGCAATTGTGGCTGGATTAGGCGCTGATGCTTTGCGTAAGCGCGGCGGCCGAGCTCATAAACAAGTTGGCGGAGCAATGGCTGATCCTCGCTTGGCTGCTTTAGCGCGAAATCCAAGGGCTATCGCCGCTGCTCGCATGATGGCCGCTCGCGCTGGCATGCCAATGGGTCGCAAATCTGGCGGCAAAGCTGAGCATCCAGACGAGGCAGAAGATAAAGCTTTGATCAAATCAATGATCAAGTCTTCTGCAATGAAGCATGGCAAAGCCCACGGCGGATCATGCGATTGCCCTGCCTGTACGAGTATGCGTAGCCGCAAGGCTCACGGCGGATCATGCCGATGTTCCAAGTGCATGGGCGGTCGAAGCGCTCGCAAGGATGGCGGCGGAAACTGGATCAAGGACGCGATCAAGCACAAAGGTTCGCTCCACAAAGCGCTCCATGTGCCTGCTGGCGAAAAGATCCCTGCCAAGAAGTTAACGAAGGCGGATCACAGCAGCAATCCTAAGTTGGCCAAGAAAGCTCATCTGGCGCAGACCTTAAAGCGCATGCATAGAGATGAAGGCGGCGAAGTCATGAGCTATAACGACAATGACAAGCCACCATCAGGAGGCGTAGGGTCAACGCTTAATAACCCAGTAGAGCGCCAACGCTTAATTGATTCTTTGAAGAACAAGCCACCTCCAAAGCCCAAGAAGCGCGGCGGCTCGATGAGCGTGTCTGACGGCAGCTTGGAGGGCACTCGCCCGACTGGCGGCCGTTTAGCGCGCAAGAGCGGCGGTCGTGCTGGCAAAGGCAAAATGAACGTCAATATCATCATTGGCGCGCACAAGCCTGAAGGCCAAGGAATGATGCCTCCCCAAGGCCCACAAGGTCCGCAAGGCATTCCTGTTCCAGCGCCTCCTACAGGCCCTGGTGCTGCTGGTCCTGCAGGCATGCCTCCTGGCATGATGCCTGCTATGCCTACGGCCCCAAGCGCAGCTCCTCCGGGCATGCCAATGCCCCGTAAAACGGGCGGTCGAGTTGGGTATAACCCCAAACAAGACGGTGGAGGCGGCGGTTTAGGTCGTTTGCATAAGGCAAAAGCCTATGGCAAAAACGCTGAGCCAACCAAAGAACACTATTAATTTAATACTAAATTAATAGCAAATTAAGGGGAGTTAGGCAACTAATTCCCCTTTTTTCTTGACTTTGCCTGTTAATATCTTGTGGATAAGTTATTCACAGGAGTACCTATGTTGACGTATAACAGCTTGTATGAGAAAGAGTTGGTTAAGTTGGTCGAAGAAGAAATTATGAGATTGATGGACCGGTTATCCACAGGAGCCGCCATTGAAGACTTTGCCCAATACAAGAATATTGTTGGCCAAATCCAAGGCTTACGCAAAATTGTTGAATTAAACAATGAAGTTCAGTCTATTTTAAGCAAAAAGTAAGGAGTTTTTATGCCTCATATGGTAATGCAGCATGATGTTGACCCTAAAAAAGAGCTGTTAAAGCAGCTTGGTGATATTTCAGACATGGATATTTACCACAACCAGCTTTTATGCGTGGTCTATACTCGTCCAGAAAAGACCAAAAGCGGTATTTTAATTCCAGATCAGAACCGCAAGGAAGACCGAATTCAGTCTAAGGTTGGTCTGGTAGTCAAAATGGGGCCTGACGCGCTAGAAGATAGCAGCGGAACATGGTTTAAAGGCGTGAATATCAAAATTGGTGACTGGGTTGTGTTCCGTCCATCTGACGGTTGGAGCATTACCGTTAACGGTGTGCTATGCCGAATGATTGATGACACCAATATTCGTGGCCGTATCGCACATCCAGATCAAGTCTGGTAAGGAATTTTTATGTCAAAAGAACCCGAACAAATTGAAATCAAGATTGAAGATGATCAACCTGAAAAGAAGGCTGATGATGTTAAGGTTGTAAAGGCTGAAGAGGCTGAAAACACTGCAAAACAAGCATCTCAAGAGACCGCAGAAGCTATTTCCAAGCTCAAAAATCAGCTTGAACAAGAGCGACAAGCTCGATTAAATGCTGAAAAGCACGCTCGTGAAATGTCTCAGCGCGAAGCTGCGGCTAAAAACGAAGTTCAAGACAGCAATTTGCAGTTAGTTAATAACGCAATTGAGACTGTTAAGCAAAATAACTCAATTTTGCAGAATCAGTACGCTGAAGCCATGTCCATGAACGACTATTCACGGGCTGCTGAGATTCAAAACAGCATGTCAACCAATGCCGCCAAGCTTCTGCAGCTTGAGCAGGGCAAAGTTGCTATGGAAAGCCAGCCAAAAACGACTCCTCAGAAGCAGCCAGCGCATTCTGACCCTGTAGAAGCGCTTGCTTCTCAGCTCTCGCCACGCTCTGCTGACTGGATTCGCCGCAATCCGCAGTTTGCGCGTGACAATAGCAAGTTCCAAAAGATGATTGCAGCGCACCAATTGGCTGTTGCTGATGGAATTGCGCCTGATTCTGATGAATATTTTGAGTCAATTGAGCAAATTCTCAAAATTAGGCCTCAAACAGAGGCAAGACAAGCGGAAGACCCTACTGAAACGGCCGCCAAGGTCACTCAGAAGCGTACAGCTCCGCCTGTAGCCCCTGTTTCTCGTGGAGACAGCTCTAATCGTAGCAATGTCGTGAAATTAACCTCTGATGAGCGTGAAATGGCACGAAACATGGGTATGACTGAGCAGGAATATGCCAAAAACAAGCTCGCGCTACAACGCGAAGGCCGTCTTAACTAAGGAGAATTTATGAACGATACTACTAATGCGCCAAAGCGTAGCCGAGAGAAGCGAAATCCTTTGAAAAATGCGTTTTCGCAGCCAGAACAGGTAGATTTGGTTGAAAAAGAAGCCCCTGTTGAGCCGCCAAGCATCGTTGAAACCAAGCGAGGCGATATGCGCCCTACTTTACGAGAGGAAAGCCCTAAAACTCGCGCAGCAAGACGAGCTGCCGAGCTGCGTAACCACTTAGGTACTCTGGATGAGGGACTTGATGAGTTCTTTATTCCTCAAGACATCATCCCAGACGGATGGTCGTATGAATGGAAGCGCAGAACCGTCTTAGGTCAAGAAGATCCGTCCTACCAAGTGGCCTTGGCCAAGCAAGGTTGGGAGGCCGTCCCTGCTGATCGTCATCCTGAGATGATGCCAATGGGATGGAAGGGCTCTTTGATTGAAAGGAAGGGCATGGTTCTGATGGAACGACCCTTAGAAATCACCAAAGAAGTTCAGGCCCATGATCTTCGCAAGGCTCGATTACAAGTGCGTCAAAAAGAAGCGCAGTTGAATTCGGCCGAGCAAGGACACTTTGGACGAACCAAGTCTGACGGTACTTCATTGGTCAAGATCAGCAAGTCCTATGAGGCGATGCCGATTCCTGAGTAAGGAAATAAATACCCCCGATTGGGGAGAGCTTGACTCTCCCCCTTTTTAAAAAGTATTGACAGCGTTGAAAATACATGTAAAAGTTCGCGCAACCCCTCCTCGGCGGCAGGGTATTTTTTAAATCGGTCTTAATCGCCCCGGTGCGCGATGATGGCTTCCGTAATAGGAGATATACCGTGGCCAATACATTTGCGCCTTTCGGTTTTAGTCAAAATCGAGGAACGGGTTCTGCCCCGACTTATGAACAAGTCGTTGCACCTGTTGCTTACAATACAGCTAACATCTTCTACGGCGATCCTGTGTTCCGTTTAAGTGACGGTTCTGTGGCTGGTGTTACCACCGGTCCTGGTCCTGGCACTGGCGTTCTCGCTGGTATCTTCGTGGGATGTAAGTACCTTTCTGTTTCCCAAAAACGTACCGTATGGTCGAACTGGTGGATTGGCTCTGACGTTGCCTCTGGCAACACTGTTGAAGCTTATCTGGTCAATGACCCCAACGCTCAATTCTTAGTGCAGTCTTCGGGCGGCTCTGGAATTACTCAAGCGATGATTGGTCAATTGATCCAATTCGCTTACGGCACTGGCAACACCGCTAGCGGCATTTCGGGCGCTTACATTGACGCGACTTCGGTTGGTAGTACTTCTACCCTGCCGTTCCGAGTTGTGTCCCTGACTTTCCCCGTTGGTTCTAACACCGCATTAACTGGTCAATACAACTACGCTATCGTTGCATTTAACAACGTAGAAACGAAAGTTGTAACGGCTGCTGCTTAAGGAGTAACTAGAAATGGCTGTTAATCTTAGTTCGATTAAAGACCTTCTGTTACCCGGATTGCGCGGTGTAGAAGGCAAGTACGAGATGATCCCATCTCAGTACGACAAAATCTTCACGAAACATGATTCCAAATTAGCGTTAGAGCGCACTGCTGAAATGCGTTATTTGGGTCTGGCCCAGTTGAAGACTGAAGGCGGTCAAACTCAGTTTGACAACGGCGCTGGCGAGCGCTTCGTGTACAACCAAGAGCACCAAGAAATTGCTCTCGGCTACGCGATCACTCGTAAAGCGATTGACGACAACCTGTACAAGACCCAGTTCCATCCGTCTAACTTAGGTTTGATTGAATCATTCCAACAAACCAAAGAAATCTACGGCGCGAACATCTTGAACACTGCTACCACCTATAACTCGGCGGTTGGCGGTGACGGCGTTTCTCTTTGCAGTGCATCTCACCCGATTGATGGTGGCACTGTTGCGAACACCCCGTCCACTCAAGTTGACTTGAACGAAGCCACGTTACTGAATGCAATGATTGCAATCCGTACGAACTTCCGTGATCAAGCTGGCCTGAAAGTGTTTGCTCGTGGTCGTAAACTCGTTGTTCCGCCGCAATTGGAACCAGTTGCAATTCGCTTGACGAAGACCGAATTGCGTCCTGGTACGGCAGATAATGACGTGAACGCTTTGCTTAGCACCGCCGGGGGCTTGCCTGAAGGTTATATGGTCAACGACTTCTTAACCTCAGCGTACGCTTGGTTCTTGTTGACGAACATTGATGGTTTGTCATACATGGAGCGTGTGAAGTTTGAAACTGATATGCAAGTAGACTTTGTTACCGACAACTTGTTGGTCAAGGGCTATGAGCGTTACAGCTTCGGCTACTACAACTGGCGTTCGATCTACGGCTCGTTCCCAACCTCGTAATACGGACTGGCCCCCAGAAATGGGGGCCTAACTAAGGAGACAAAAATGTCATCGACAGTTTTTACAGGTCCGTTATTGGCAGGAAACGTCCTCAATAGTGACGGCACTGGCAATCTTGCTGGTGTCGGCGGCAGCAGCGGTACACAGAATGTCGGCTTTGTGCAAATGGCACAAGGCGCTGTCATTTCTGAGTCTGCGACTGCAGCAGCAACTTCAATTGTGATTCCAGCCCAGAGCTTGATTACTGACATTTATTTGAACATCACGGCCGCTTGGAGCGCGTCTGGTACGTTAAGTATCGGCACGACTTCTGCTGCCAACCAACTTGCTTCGGCTATTCCTAATGCCAGCTTGGTTCAAGGACAATACGTTGTCCCTGTCACCAGCCTGATTGCAAACTGGAATAACGTAAGCAACACGCAAGACGTTCAAATTTGGGTTCAGTCAAGCGCTGGCGGTACTGGTTCTGCA